AACAGCGACGTATTTTTCCTTCTTTTTTGCCACAGGCTTGAGCGCGGCGGGGGTGGGGTTTCCACCAAACATCTTGGCAAGCTTGCCCCAGAACCCATGCACTTCTTTGGCAATGCCAACAGCTTCATCAACTGTGGCCTTGACCTCCATAAAGGAGGTTTTTGCTTGCTTATAGAGTTCGCACCCTTCTTTGATTGCAGCAACGCATGCATTGGCGGCAAAGAGGATGCTGATCGGATCAATTTAAAGCCCCAGCAACTTTTTAACGATGTCAGCCGCGACGCCAGGACCAAACAGGATAGCGCCGATGACGATGTAAAGTTTAATCTCAATACTTTTCATACGCTCTTTGCCGCTGTCTAATTTGGCTTCAATGTTTTGGTAACGCTGGGCGCAGATCGCTTCATGCACCGCAAAGTCTCGTTCAAGTTGTTCCATCAGGGCTCCTTGTTATGAGGCAATTGCTTCAGATGAAGTTACTACACAATTCCAGCGAATATTTGTTGCCGCTTGACCTGTGCAATTAATGCTCAAAGCGCCATTTGTTGTATCAGCAGTCGCAGTAACCGTCCATGTAGAGGCTCCTGCATCTGCAGCATCAGAAGTAACTGTAGGCGTGCCTACAATCGCAGTTGTACCTGCACCAGCCCCACGTTTTATGGCGCCAACGACAGTCCATACCTTCATATTTCCACCTGAAGTTTTAACCGTTGCAACTATTTGAGCCCTAAACGCAAAAGCAGTGCCATCTTCTAAATTAAGCTGGTTTGTAGTTGAGGCAGTAAGATTATTAGCCGTGGCTACTGTTAAAGTAGCGTTCGTTGTTTCGGCCATTAAAACTATTGTTCGAGTCTGGTTAGACCCTGTAGATGTTGAACCGTTCGAGCCCGTCACAACTGCGTTTTGCGCACCCCTGTCAGTACCAGACGTGCCGCCTAGCGCGACACTACAGTTGCCGCTTATGGTGTTTGCATCTCCAGCTAAAATTCCTCCTTTAATCGAGGATACTGAATTTCCCGTGCCAGCAACAATACCCGCCGCCGAATTAGTTGCTTTATTATCAGCACCACCAATTAATGCGGAGTATGTTCCTGATGCAACTTGGTTTCCGGCAGATCTCACTAGTTGAAAATCAGCAGAGTACTGACCGCGAACATTGCCCCCTGTTGCTGAGTTGTCAGGGATGTTGGCCAGAACTCCGGCATTACCTTTTGCAACTAATGCGGCATATTGATTGGTAGTACCCCCACTAGCTGTAAGCGAGCTAACATTGTTGGTGGCGTTTGGTGAGGCTACGTTTAAAGCGGCAGTGAATCCCGTAACCCCGCCGCCGCCTGATGCGGCGATGGTGATTGCGCCTGAGCCGTTGGTGATAGTAATGCCAGAGCCAGCCGTAAGCGTTGATTTTGTGAGCGTGTTGCCAGTGGAATTGCCAATCAGCAACTGGCCATTTGTGTACGACGTTTGCCCTGTGCCACCGCTTGTGACCGCAAGGGTTGTTGACAGTCCCGCCGCTGTACCAGTGGTGTTCTGGTTCAGTGTCGGGAACGTGCAGTTTGCAAGGTTGCCAGAAGCGGGTGTGCCAAGGGCAGGGGTTGTCAGTGATGGGCTTGTAGACAGTACAACTGAGCCAGTGCCTGTGGAAGCAGTTACACCCGTACCACCGTTTGCAACAGGCAAAACGCCAGTCACGTCTGCAGTTAACGACACCGCGCCAAAAGTTGGAGCTCCAGAGGCGTTACCGTGCAACACCGTAGTCGTTGTACCTGCTGATGTAGTAGCGAGCGCGGTTGTAGTGCTGGCGTAAGTGACGCCGTACTGCGTGAATGCGCTTGATTGACCTGTACCACCGTTTGTATTAGCGACCACGCCTGTGACGTTTGCCGCTGTACCAGTCGTGTTTTGATTTAGGGTAGGGATGTCAGCGGCAACAACTGCCCTGAAAGTAGGAACTCCAGCAGTGCTGTCTGGCGCGGCAAGTACAAAGTTTGCTGTCTTGCTTGCGTACGGGTTTAAGGTGTCGCCATATCCGGCAGACAGGCTGATGTCTGGCGTTGCGCCGCCTGAAGATGCCACGGGCGATGTGCCAGTAACGGAAGTAACAGTACCGCCGCCGCCGCCACTTGCGGCGATTGTGATTGAACCCGAGCCGTTGGTAATGGTGATGCCAGAACCTGCGGTCAAGGTAGATTTTGCAAGCGTGCTACCAGTACTGTTGCCAATCAATAATTGGCCATCGGTGTAAGTTGTTTGCCCTGTACCGCCAACAGAAACCCCCAACGTGCCACTTGTGATATTTGACGCATTGGTTGTATCAGTTGTTGCAGACGGTGCCAAACCCGTAATGTCAGTAGCCGCTGGTTGATCAAATGACGGAGCCAACCCTGCCGTTCCATTACCTGTTTGACTCAGAAACTTCTTGGTGACCGTGGTGTTGGCCGTTACCTTATCCAACGTTGTGGTAGTGTTGGCATACAGCATTTCACCTTGAGCGTAGCTTGCTATGCCTGTGCCGCCATTAGCGGCAACCAAAGTACCCGCTACGGTTACTGAGCCTGCAGTTGCAGTTGCTGGGGTCAACCCAGTTGAGCCGAAAGATACGGTACTTACACCCGCAGTCACTGGGGCAATTTGCCAACTAGGGGCTACACCTGCACCGTTCGAGGTCAACACAAGATTAGAAGAGCCTGCGCCTAATTTAGCCAGCGTGGTAGCGCTTGACGCGTAGATTAAATCGCCCGTAGAGTAAGAGGTAAGCCCTGTACCTCCTGACACAGCTCCAAGCGTTCCCGCTAACGTAACCGTCCCAGTAGTGCTTGTACTAGGGGTAAGTCCTGATAACGAAGTTTGAAACGAGGTAGGAGCAGTCCAAGCGGGAACTCCAGAGCTTAAATTCAAAATTTGACCGTTACTTCCTGCAGGCAAGTTCGACAACACGTTAGAAGCGGACGCATACAGTATGTCGCCTGTTGTATAAGTGGTAAGCCCTGTACCGCCTTGCGTGGGCGCGATCGTACCAACGATTGAGCTTACCGGTACATACTGGTTGGCCATCGTGATAAATATACGGCCTGTTGCGTTGGCGTAGGATACAAAACCCACGCGAACCGCATAATTAGGTGAAGTTGGCGCAGTGGCGGTCAAAGCGCCAGCTACTGAGGATGACAAATAAAGGGTGTCACCGTTGGTAAAAGCTGCCGTGTTAAGGGTTGCGCTCAAACCGATAGTTGTAACGTACCCTGCCGTACCTGTAGAGATAGCCGCTACCGTCAACCCTAAGATATTAGATGCCGCTACGCTGGTTGCGATTGCCAAGGATATGTGAGGAGTTTGACCTGTAGCCCCGCCGCTTAAATAAACGACCGAGCCTTGAGGAATTGTAGAGCCTGTGTTATTGTAGACTTGAACTTCAACTTCTGAAGCAGCTAATACCCGTATGACGCCCGTAGACGTCTTGTAGTACAGTTTTCCGTCTGCTTGGTTTAAAGCAATCTCACCATTAGCTAACGCTGCTGGGGCGTTGCCAGAGGTGTTAGAGTAATAGAGTTGTATCGGTGTGAAGCCTGCTTGTGCCATGGTTGTCCTTTAAGTCGGTCCGTATAAACCTTCGTACTCAGGAGAGGTTGGTATATCCTGAGTCAAATCTTCATCTGGACGAGGTGTTTTCAAAGCTATGCGCTCAGTCTGTCTAGCAGGTAAGCGGTAAGGGTCTCTTTCATCTTTGCAGCCTTCAGCGCAAACAAAAAGCCCAGGAAAGTTTGTGTCCGCGCTCATGGTCGAGTACGCACGCTTCATCCGGCATCTATCACAAATCGCGATAGCCAGTGAAGAATTTCCTGTTGTGTCAAGATAGCGCGGCATTTGTCATCCTGTGTAAACTGAGATATTAGGCGCAAAATACATCGGCGACTTATCCCGTTCTTCTTGTTCGGCGATAAATAAATATTTCTCAGCTTGATTTTCCAAATACGTAACGCGACCTAGCGGTACTCCAGGTAGTTCAAGCGACATACGGTGTGAAAGCATCATCACCACCGCCTCATACCACCGTTGCGGTACTTCAAGCTCATTAGTCAACGCGCCTACGTCCATAATCTGTCTAGAGTACCAGACGGTCGCTTGTACAAAAGGACTAGAGGGTGTAGGCCATAGATATAGTTTCGGGTTTGGTGTCGTGCGGTTGAACCAAAACTGATACGGGTTATTGGCTGTAAAATTCTTGTTTGGCAGATTGGTGTAATCGTCACGATTCAACCGCGCCATCGGGATCTCAGTGCTCATAGTGCCAAGGTAAAACTCGCGCAACGCGAGCGTGGTACCATCTGATGCTTTAATTCGATAGTAGGCAACGTTCTGTCCAGGATCAATATCTGTCCATATCCACTGTTTATCGGTCACAGTCACTGTACCTACGTTATCTAAGACGTTCCAAGTTACGCCGTCAGAACTGTATTCAAACGCAAACGTCCATACGCTAGACCCGCCACCAGCAATGTAAGGCATTACTCCAATAGAGCCGATATATTGCGGGGTGGACAGCCCGTAATCAATACTGATATCGCCATTTGGAGAGGTTTGTTGGCAGTACGTATCAATATTATCGTCGCCTGCATTAGATGCAGTTCCACCAGCAGACGAGGTGTAGACACCAGCAGGACGCTCCATAGTGCGGTACAAAGCGTTCAACACATCGATAGACCCGTCAGGCAAGGTGTAGATATACTGATCGGGGTTCAAGCCGATGACTGTTTTATTGATAGCCCAATAGTTGATACCGATGTTGCCTAGGTTAGACAACAGAAAGAACAAAGATTCTCTGGCTGACAACACCTGCTCCGAAGTCAGCTCTTCGGCTAACTTACCGCAACGGCGAGCGCCGTGGTCGATCAGCGTTTGAACGTTGATTACAGTTTGACCTGAGGTTCCAGAGTACGCCATTTTTTAATCCTTTACCAGCCTGGACAATTCCAGCGTTTCATCGAAGCTCTAGCCCTGCTACCTTCATCGCTTTTCTTAGCCACGGGTCCCATACGGGCGCAAAAAGAATCTCTTCTTGGACCGCCCTCAGGCTGCGGAGCTTTCAAATTTGAGCCAGTTGCAGCGTTATACTTTTTTCTACCTTTTTCAGTCAACCCCGCGCCTTTAGACACAGGCAAAGCTTCGCCTCGTTTTATGCTAAGACTAACTTCGCCGCCCTTTTTTAGCTTTGCGGTTTTTTCCGAGTCGCGAAAGTCTTTAGCCGTTGGAGCCCCTTCGCTACCAGGACGGCGCATTTTTTCACCAGAACCTTTAGCGATTCTTTCACGTTTTGCATGGATATTTGCATATAAACCTTGTTTGTTTGACATATTAAGCCCAGTTTCCTACAGAGATTACTGCGTTTGTTCCTACCGGATAACATCTAAACCAAGTGTTTGTGTTTATGACGGCGGCAGCAGCGGTGACTAAGGCAATACTTGGGATGATTGTACCAGCCGCATTGACTCTAAAAACGCCCGTAATGAACACAGTCGCCCCAGTACCAACGCCAGCAGTAACAATACTTCCTGTTGAGGCGATTGTAGTGGGTGCACTTGTACCAGCGGCTATACCAACCGTTTGCGTTGTTGCATCAGCTCCAAACGCTTGCCATGACACGCTTGTAAACGTAGCCGTTCCCGCTCCAACTGTAGAGTAATTAAAATTTCCTGATGTAGCGCTCATTGAGGTTACTCTAATTTGCGCTTCAAAAAAGTAAGTTGTTGCTGCATCAACCTGCAACGAGCCCGTTGCTAATCCACCCGTACCGCCGCCAAATAGCGATTGAAGTGATGTGTTACTAGTCATTGTTTTTGTACCAGATCGACATACAAAATGCTCAGTAACTGCTACTCCACGTCGGCTACCTGCTGTTGGAGTCCCATAAAAACACGTACCATCGTACTCTTGAGCGCCAGCTACAGGGGTTGTTAAAACTGGTCCTGATTGCATAAGTGAAGGGGTACGAGCCGTAGTTCCTGCACTTAAAACAATATTAAGAAAGTTACCAACGTTAGGGGTTGTCGCGCCTACAGTACCGTTGATATTGATTGACGCTGTTCCTGTCAAGTTTGTCACAACACCAGAAGAAGGCGTACCAAGAGCAGGG